ACTGCTGAAATTGTGCAGACACCTGCACCGATATTGAGAACAGTGATAACTGTGCCAATCGGGAAAGCCACAGATGCGTTAGTAGGAATCTTAAAGGCGATAGCCGTAGCTTTGTTCATCACCTCTAGGACTTGGTACTGGTCAGCTAGGACTGCTGTGTAGTCCGCTGTGTTAGCTGTACCGACTGTGAAAGTAGGCAAAGAGTTATAAGTTGCGGCGGTAAGGACGTCGCCTGTAGATACTGGAAAGGTTGCCATGTTAACTCCTAGAAGGTAGAGACTCCGATTATACCCCAATCGCTGTTGCCTATGATGAATCCGTTGGCAATAGGTTCGAGAGTCGTAACCGTAGCTATCATTTTGGTGGGTGAAATATCCCAGGCAATCCCAAGACACTGAAGGGTCTTTGTCAAGACACTGCCGTCCGGCTGATTGTTGGAAATCTGTAGATTTTGGAAAAAGTCAAGACCAATAATGTCAGCCGTAGGTACAGCGGTGTCTTGAAGGTCTAGCACCATTTCATCAATTCTGATTGTGGTCTCTTTGCGGGTCGAAATATAAAGTCGGGCAATGTCCTCAACCTGAGCATCTGTCTGAGCCAAAAGATTCGATTGAGTCAAGCTGTGAGGGAAATACTTGTCAATTGAATCTTGGTCAAAGACTATAACCTCTGACCCACCAATCCTGCTAAACGTACATGAATTTATGATGAGCTTGTCATCAAACGCGAACTTGAGGTTTGCGTAAGGAATGCCTGTTCCATCCTGGTTGAAGACAAGCGGTGTATCTCCAAGGCTTGCCAGGATTTCACTGCGACTCTTGAATACAGCTGTGCCCCAGCCGTCCATGTAGAAAGCCCCTTGCTCCACAAATTCAACATTCTTGATTGCCTCGAGCGTGGTGCGGATGTTGCCTGGGTCTGCCTGGACTGTGTAGTCTCCAGGTGAAATCGCTCGCATGGATGCGGGGAACTGTGTCTCGTCAAAGATTTTGTCAATGCGTGTGCCGGTGGTTTGACCAGCTGTAGCGTCTGCGACTGTAGCCACGTTAGCCATTTGAAACAGTCTGAAAGCGTCCGTTGCCGAAATGTCAACATAGCCCATGCGCTGCTCTTGGTCGTAGGAATATTTGTAGTCAGTTATATAGCCGGAGAATAAGAAATCCTCCACAGCTCCAACTGTTGCAGATATACGAATCTTACGAAGCGGGGTCAAATAAGGGTAATAGATAGAATTTACATTTTGAGGGTTAAAGTTTGAGTCAGGGTCGTAAAGCCTAACTGTTGCAGTGCCGGCTTCAAATGTATCGCGCATAAGATTGCGTCCGCGGATAATCTTGATTGAATAAACATTCGGGGTCAGGTCAACCACTGGGGTTACAACCTCAGATGAACCAAAGCGTGATGTGCCAATGATTCCGTATTGGATGTCTCCAATCACGAAACCTGTCCCGAAGGTCGCGCCGTTTGAATAGTCGAACGAGACCGCTATTTGTGCGGGTAGGCTCATCCAAAACCACCAGTGCGGCGGTCTAGGTAAGCAATCTGACCAGCGGTGAGGGATTTGTTTTGAATATTCTTAACAATCGAATCAGTGACTTCATCCCCGCCGGTAAGCTTAAGTTCGATGATGGTTTTGTTTGCGTTGGCTAAAGCTGAACCTTCTGAGATTTTAGTGACCAAAGCTTCGTTAGCTGCCGCCATAGCAAGAAGCAAGTCCGCATTAGATTCAGCTGCGTAAATCATTTCGGGGACTGTAGCTACCGCGCTAGCTGATACAAAGCCCTGATTATCCTTGGATAGATTCTTGAATGAAGCTGGCAGAAGGCCATTCATTTCTCTTAGCTTGTCAATAGCCAAGTTTAGGTTGGCTATGTTAATAAGGTCTTTAGAGACCATGCCAGCTAGTATCTTCTCAATGTCTGCAAGCTTAAGAGCCTGGCCCTGTAGGACTCCTAATTGCTTAATGTCAATGTTAAGTTTGTTAGCTGCTGCTTGAGCTGCTGCCACGTCACCATCTTGAATAGCTCTTTCGAGTTCTAGCAGATTCTTCTTGATGCTAATGCGAGTCATGTCATTAGCAATAGCCAAGAGCTGACCCTGGTTGGTTGCCTTTGCTAGCTGCTCAGCTTGCGCCTTTTGCGCAGCCGCTAGCTCAACACCTTCCTTATCAAATATTTCTTCGCCTTCTTTGAGCAATAGGCTTAGCTTCTCAAGTGCGGCTTGGTCCTTCTTGGCCTTAAGGGCTTTGCGGGCTTCTTCAGCCTTCTGACGCTCTAGGGCTACAAGCTTCTTGTTGCGTTCAATCGCAGCGAGTTCAGCTTTCTTCTGCTCCTGCATCCGGCGATAAGTTCCCGCCGGAGATGCTGAACGCGCGCCGCTAGGCTTATTGTTTTTGTCGTTCCATGATTCACCGAAGATAGGGTCAATGTTCTTAGCAAAGGTATCAATTGTCTTGTATAGCTTTACAAAGAATCCAATGGCTGTACCGATAGCGTTAGTAATGCCATTGATGCCAGCGGCAATCGTGTTGATAGTCTTGATAGCGTCTTTGGTTTCAGTGCCGCCTGACATTTTAGCGAAAGCATTAACTAAGCCAACGCCGATGATTTCTTTAGCGTTGTTGGTAGCTTCTGCTAGGACTTGCATCTTTCCAGCGTTTGTCTCTAGGAACTTAACCCCAGCTCCACCGAATCGCTGTTGCATTTTGTCTGTGATGGCAACAAAGCCCATAGTCTGTAGCTCAGCCTGTGTAAGCCCCAGGCTATATTTGCGAAGGCCGCGGGTAACGCCAACATAGGCAAATGAAATGTCTTTGCCGACTTGAGCTAAATCTATGCCGCTACCAATCGAAGCATCAATAGCAAGCTTGAGGAGTTCCTGGCTTTTTGTGATTGAGCCTGTTGTCTGTAGCAAGCTTTGGAATGCTTCGGCTAGTGGCTCCCCCTCAATACCAAACTTGGCTGAAATCTCATCAAGTCCTTTTTGGATTCTAGCTTTGGACAATGACAAACCAAGATTGTCAACTGAGTTAGCTAAACGAGTGTTAGCCTTTTCAGCTTCACTAAAGGCTGCGACGCTTGCTTTACCAAACTGGATAAGTTTGGTTACAGCGAAAAGACCAACAAGTTTTTTGCCTAGCTTATTGACACTTTTTTCAAGTGCGCTGACAGATTTGCCAGCTTTATCAAACGCGGGCTTTCCTTTAAATTCTGCCGCAATATTAATGGCAACATTACTCATGCGGCTCTCCTTATATCAACCATTGCTGTACGTCGGTTGAACTTGTCTGTTGTGTTTTCAATTGCCTTAAATACTCGAGCGTTAGCCTTACCCTGCGTCTTAGCCCAAGCTCTGAAAATTAGGCGGCCCATCATGCGATGGTCATTGCCGCTGCGCTTTGAGCCGTAAAGATTGCCAAGGTTAGAAATAAACTGATTACCAGCATAAGGGTTGACCGAGCGAGATACGCCCTTTGATGCGCCCCCAGCACCCGGGCCAACCCATTCTTGCCCCTGACCATTTTTGCGTCCGGCGGTCTCATAGATTGCGCCAATCATGGACTTATTCTGAATCCTAATAGTGTTGACAAATCCTGCTCGGTTTGGCTTGCTTGGACTTGTTTTATACATAATGCCGCGCTTTATCTCAGCTGCATCATACTTAGGGAAACGACCGCCTTTGCGAGTCTCTGACTTTTCCCATCCTGACATTGGAGATTTCATAGGCACAAATCCTTTAGCTTCTGCAACGATTGGCTTTAGGATTGCGCCTAACTCCTTAGCTAATTCTTTAGCTAAATCCGGAGCGTATTGGTTAAGAGCTTTACGAAGTTCAACCACGCCTACTACTTCTGTTGGCATTCTGTCGCTCCTTCGATATGTCTTTAAGGACCGCTACATGCGCCTCAAAAGCGAATGGCGGTAGTTCTATTATAGTTTGGAACGGAACTCCATATTCATAACTTATTCGAGCCGCTAAATAAGATATGGAGCTCCGTCCTACTATAAAGGGTCGCTGTCTAGAACCTCAACTGACTTGAGTGTTTCTAGGAACAACTCTCCAAAAGGTTTTACAACCTCGCCGCTTCTACGGATGGCCTCCCAAGTAATCCAGTAGAGGTCACTCTGTTTAGAGTCCTCAATGAACGCCTTGTGAAAGCCCTTCTTTGCATAAATCTCGAACGCATATTCGAGCAAGGGAGTAATTTCATACTCATTTACTGAACCATCTGTTCGTGTGACTTTTAGCTTTGCCATCTTTTAGCCCTTTCGTTCGGTGTTAGGAAATTGTCTTTGCGATTGCGCCTGAAACGTTCCAGGTTACTGACTGAGTTGATATGTCGCCAACTGCACCATTTACAGGTGTAATTCCGTTAATCAAGCAAGTCATGGTAAAGAGCGGGTTGCTAGCTGATGTGGCTGCGCCTGTGTTCTTTACTGTTACTGTTACGTTCTCGCCGAAGTTATCACAAAGAGTCTGCAATACTGCTGATGTAGCGTTATCGTTTAGGAAGTCCACTGAAATGGAATTATCCTCGAGCCCCTTGATTCTACGAATTCCGGTATCGCCCATCGCGGTCACGTCAAGCTCGTTTGCGTTCCAGTTCAGGGTTACGCTTTGTACAAAATCAGAGAGGTCCACACCATCTACTGTTAGTACCACCCCGTTGTTCATGAATACTGCCATCGAAGGTTACTCCTCATCTTTCTTGGTTAGTTTTGTTTCTTTCTTTTCTTGCTTTACTTCCGGTGTTATTTTACCAATCTTCACCAGAAATTTTTGGTTTTGTTCATGCCAGTCCGACATTTTAGCTCCATTCCGTTAGGGTTGAAATATTTATATCGCAGGTCAAAAGGTTGCCTGTGTCTGACTCGTACACGCTTGGCGCGCTGACTGAGCCAATACGGAACTTGATACTTGATGCGCAAAGCTTTGTAAAGACTGCAACAATCATGTCTTCGATTCCAGCGAAATTGCCCTGGTTGTCTAAGAGCGGAACGTACAAAGCCAAACGAAAATTGGCCATTGGAGCAATAGCAATCTCCTGGTTATTTGTAGGTTCAATGTAAGGGTCGGACGGATTGATTGTAACGCTGTTGGCTATCGCAGTAGCAGGAGGAAAACTAAACACGCTGTATTTTGTGTTATCTACTAGAGCTGCCGCTATGGCTGTTCGCAGGGCTGTGATAGCTACCATTTAGCAGATGCACCGCGTCACCCGGTTGTTCCTTACGGAACTATCGCGGCAACAACATACGTTGATTACACAACAGTCCCAGCTGTGCAGACAGCGGCTTTGCTAATTGCAGAAGCAATTTGGCAAGCAAGGCAAGCACCTACCGGCTCAGGCGTTTCTGTAGATGGTTTCAGTCCTCATCTTTCTTGGTTAGTTTTGTTTCTTTCTTTTCTTGCTTTACTTCCGGTGTTATTTTACCAATCTTCACCAGAAATTTTTGGTTTTGTTCAT